AGAGAGGTCCGTTATCTTCTTGCGAGATTTGATAACGTATTTTCTCTGAGGGTCCGTTCAAACGACGGAGTCGTTTTTTGGTTTCACTACCCATGACAGGTAATGTCTAAATGTGAAGCACTAGTATGTGCAACATGGTAATTATACACACCATGCTTCTTCAACACTCAATAGGTTAACAACATGACACTGCTTTATTATATTGGCGCTGACAACACTTGGTCCTCCTCAACTAAGAGGTGGAATCATGTGCCGTCATCTGACCAATACTTTTTTGATAAACAGGATTATGCTGTGAAAGCTATTCTACCAAACTTCGCTGCTAAAAAGGCGGCTGGCGTTCTTCCGGTTTTACCGTATGAACGTACAGTTGTCAATGGTGCAGCTATGTGTGTGGTTAGAGCGAGTGCTGAACAAATTGGGCCTACAGGGCCATCTTCAAAGTATGAAGCAATTCATGCTTTTTCTGCTACTCCACTTTCAATAGGCCAAGTTATCGCTTTGAACACTACTCAAAAAAGTATTGCTCAAAATGAAGCTAAGGCTAGGTTTGCCTCGCACATTGAAAACGTGCAAGTACAAGTCATTACGGAAGTTGGTGAGGCGAAAGAGTCATTGCAACTTATATCAAAGACGTTGAAACTGATGAATATTTTCAGTAAGCGTCAATTGGTGAAGAATGGAAGGCTCCTGAGATCCGCGGCTAAGAAGTTAAAAGCTTCTGTCAAAGATCCGAGAGAAATGTATAAACTCTCAAATGATCTAGTAAACATGTACTTAGAATTCAACTACGGTTGGAAGCCTATGTATAATACTTTTGCTAATGCTTGTGAGGTATATGCGGGTGTTCATGGACGCCCCAGGACGAAAGTCTCTGGAAAAGGTGTCTATTTAGACTCTAAAGATACTCTCTCAGCTTATCAAAATGTTGGTACTAGTTCTGGTGCTGGGCAAGTGCGGTTTTTAACCACAACTACCTATAAGTACCAATGCTGGTACGGTGGTTTACTAAACGGTGTGTACGGGACAGACTTGCGGTCACAATTGGGTCTGAATGCTAATGAAATTATACCTTCACTATGGGATCTTGTTAAGTTCTCATTTGTGTTAGATTATTTCACGAACATTTCAGACGTTATTGGTAACTTAAAGAATTCCACACAACGAATGAATCCCGAGACGTTATACCTTACTGAGAAAATCCAGTACAGTGTAACAAAGCAGCTTAACGATTGGAAACCGTTAGCAGGTGGTGCGGGTTATTCATATCCTGGTAGGGGCAACATGATTCACGTTGAACCTTACACAATGATGTATTTTCACAGAGTACCCGTTACAGCAAGCGGGCTCGTGGTAACTTTTAACTTTAAGGATCCATCGTGGACCTCAATCGGAAAAACGTTAGCACTTGCTTTTGCGAACTTTAACGGAGCTTACATGAGAAGATAATTTTCTTAAACTTTCCCATTAAACCTAGAGTAATCTTATGTCTATTAATCTTGCAGGTCCTACTACTGCTGTCACCACATCACAACTTACAGCTGCAACGTATTCTTTCACAGCCGATATGGCCAATGATTTACGTTCTAAAGCTTATGTTATGACTGCTGCTGGCGGTACGCAGACCGGTGTAACAACAAATTCTGTCGACGCCCCTAAAAAGGTTATTTTTAAGAAGCCTGCGAATTTTCAACAGCCTTCCCAATATAATACTGTTACGGGCCGTTACGGCAGAGTTCCAAAAAATACTACACGCATCATTGGTATTGGCTCAGCGAAAGTTGCAGCCAACCAGGTGGAAACAATTCCGATAACTATCGATATTGGTATTCCTGCTGGTGCTGTCTCTTTTGACAGAGCAAATGTTGAAGCGAGTGTTGCTATGACCATGATGGCCATACACAATCAGCTCTCTGCAATGTTGACGGCGATGTACGATGGAATCTATTGAATATTTGTGTCCGGTATGTGACTATGTTGCTGCCTGTATACGAATATTTATGCTCTATCTTGCTTAGTCTCCTCATTGTTTAGAGTACTTGACTGATACAAATGTAACTTATTGAACCAATCAGAGGTGTGTGATGAGTACGCTCTTTACAAAAATAAATGCTACCGTTGGGAATGAATTGTTAAATCAACTGTCCCAACCTGCTAGAAACCTGTTTCCAAGTATACAGGGTGACAACAACCTACTCTATCGAGTGGCTGAAACTCATCCTGGTGTTACACCAAGAGATGTTGCTATTATTCGACAAATGAATGATTTTGGTAAAAGATTCATTGGCGATAGTGACAGCAAATCACAGTATACTAGGGACCTTAAAGCTTGGGATAACTTCAAGTATGCAAATGAGCGCGCTCGAGTTCAAAGTGAGAACTTTGAGAATCTAGACAGTGATGTCATGGAAACTCTTGAGCGTGCACGCATTTACATTACTGAAGCATTTTGGGCTTCAATGGAAAAAGAAAATTCACCTTTTTTATTTAGCTGGCGTAAAGAACATCTTATACCAGTTGGTGGTTTTTCTTCAGGTCCAGGCGTCTGTACAGACGTCAGGGGCAAGTCACTCCTCGAGAAATTTTCGGGGAGTGTACATGCGTCTACAGTTGATGGGATTGCCTACCTCAAATTTTTGAGGAAAGTTAGCAAACCATTCCACGATCTGCCAAATTACGCGGCAGAGTTGCGAGCATCAATAAAAGCGACTTTTGTGCCAAAGGATCTAGCACGTTCACGGTTAATCGCACCACAACTTAATGGTGATTTGACTTTACAGTATCCTGCTTGTAACCTCCTTGAAGATATGTTAAATTCGTTTAATATTGATTTAAGTGTGCAGCAGATGATTAACAGGGAGATGGCCCGCAAGGGTTCTCTTTTTGATAATCTTGATGCTATTGAGTGTCATTTAAAGAGTCGTAGTGTGAGGTTCTGTACCATAGATTTGGTATCAGCTTCAGATATAGTAGGAGTGAATTTAGTCAAATTTTTACTCCCACCACCATTATTTAACTACTTAATGGCGTGCGCCCCCACACAACTGTGTTGGTTAGGTGCTAAAACTGCTGCTGACAAGGAACCTGTTAAACTCTCGATGATGGCCACTATGGGAAATGCTTTTTGTTTTCCGCTTCAAACAATAGTTTTTGCATCCATTGTAAAAGCTTTGTATAGTCGGCTAGGCCTCCTGATGAAAAATGATAACGTTTCGACGTTTTCTGTTTATGGTGATGACATCATCGTTGATGTCACAGCCTATAAATACGTCATTAAGACCTTAGAGAGTTTAAATATGCAACCAAACCAGAAAAAGAGTTTTAGCCATGGTCTCTTTCGAGAGTCTTGTGGTGCTGACTTTTTCAATGGTTATGACGTGCGTCCGATAAGCTTTGAAACGCTGTCGGATGATTGTGATAGATATTCTCTCTTAAATCGTTTACTCGATTGGGGTGCGCGACACTTTGTATCATTTGAGTTAACTACGTTAGTAATTTGTAGTGCACTCAAACACAAATGTGTTGTTCCTATGGATTTTTCACCTCATAGGGGTTTACGCATTCCAGAAGCTATAATTCCACTTCTATCCAGAAATTGGAAGAAGAATTTGGGTTGTAGTGCTTTAATTGATAAGTCCATTGTGTTTTCATACTTTGCTAAGCGGCATTTTTCGCGCACTAGCAATGTATATCAACTTTACCATATATGCTGTCTCGAGAGAGATGCACGTAAAAATATTGTTGACTTGAAACGCACAACTGGGACCTCTCTCCTTCCTTTCCTAAGGGGAGGGATAAGGCAATTAAAGGGGGATAAATTTCTTGTACCTGGACAAGGTACAAGGACCTTTGAAACAATGGTAGACGTCTCTTTTTGGGACGTAGTGACGAATGAATCGCCTAATCTACCATATTTTGGATATGACCTAAGTTTTTTCGCAGGATACCTCGCGGTATCATGTGTTTTGCGTAGCTTAGCTACTATTTAGGTCCCAGCCCCAGGATGGGGCGCAACACCAG